CGCTTGCCCATAAGCTCCCGCTTGCTGCCGCCGGCCACGGCGATGATGGTGTCCCGGTCGGTGACGGCGCAGACGCTGCCGGTGGAGCGGCTCATGGTCTCACACAGCTCGGAGGCAAAGTCCTCCACGCCGCCCAGCAGGGAATATTTTTTGAAAATCACCTCGCCGTCCCGGCTGGTGTAGATCTCCAGAGGGTCGCCCTCCCGGATGCGCATGGTGCGGCGGATCTCCTTGGGGATGACCACTCGGCCCAGATCGTCCCTTTATGTCAAGTAGGTGCAAAAAAATTTTACAAACTATCCGAAAAGCCTTTAATATCAATGGCTCTGAGCTTTCCGGACGGTGCTACGATGCACCTACGAGGTTTCGATAGATTATGTTATTTTAGGAGCAAATTCGACAGTTTTGCCCTGAAATAAAACATCGGAGTCACTTTGCAACTCCGATGTTTTCATCGGTGTCGATTTTTGCTTCGTTGAACTTCCAGACAATTTCGATTGTTTCGGTGTCATAAACAAGTACACGTTCAACTGCATCATACAGATGCTCTCTGAGTTTGTCATCGGGCAAGCCGGTCATCCGACTTGCTGCTTCATGCTGTTCTTCTGCATTAAGACTTTGCTGATGAAGGACCTCAAACTGAGTCTCACAGGTTTCAAGCTGCTCTTTCAGGGCGGCTTGTTTTTGTGCAAGGGCGTCTTTGCCGGACAGATACTCTTCCGGAGTCAGCTTCCCTTCACGATAGTTTTCATAGATCGTAAACTTCTCACGATCACAGGCATCATACTGAGCTTTCAGCAAGACGAGCTGTCTTTCCAGACTTTCACCTTTGCTCTTCGCCGTTTTTCTGATGGCAGCGGATTCGACACGGACGATTTCGATCTGCCTTTTCAATGCTTCAAAGACGATTTCTTCAAGTGCGCTTTTTCGCCAGCGGACGTTTTCACACGGACTGCCATCGTGATACCGATGGGACGGACAAGCAAATACAGTTCCATTGGCTTTCTCAAGTTTTCCGCCGCAATGGGCGCAGAAGTAAACTCGGTCTGACTGGTCATGGGAACTTCGGACAAACTTTCTACGCCTCTGGATTGCCTCTTGTGCCTGTTCGTATTCATCCTTTGTCACAATCGACTCATGCGCATTTTCGCGGATATACCATTCTTCTTTGGGAACGCGCCGCTGGTTTTTGTCACGGATGAATCTGCTTTCGCGGATATGGTTGACCATTGTTCCGGTGTACTTCACGCTCTCTATCATAGTCAGAATACCGCGATGTGTCCACTGGGGCTTCTTGGAAGACGCCTTTCTGGACACGGCTTTATGCTGGGCGGGTGTTGGAATGCCCTCCGTATTCAGTTCCTTTGCAATCTGTGTGCAAGACTTGCCACCAATCACTTCCATGAAAATACGGCGGACTATCGGAGCGGTTTCCACGTCGATGATAAGGTGATGCTTGTCAGCAGGATCGGCTTTATACCCGTATGGGACTGTGTTCACAAACTTTGCCTTCTCCTGTTTCATTCCCATTGCAGACTTGACCTTCTTGGACAGGTCTTTGCTGTAATAGTCATAGATAAGGTTCTTGAAGGCAATATCCATACTGATAGTCTTGCCTTCATGTTTCGCGCTGTCATAATGGTCATTGATAGACTTGAAGCGGATACCGAGAAACGGGAAAATATGCTCCAAATAGTCACCAACTTCAAGATAGTCTCGACCGAAACGGGAAAGGTCTTTCACTACGATGCAGCTAATTTCTCCATGCTTTGCGCACTCTATCATCTTTGCAAAGTCAGGACGATCAAAGTTCGTGCCGGAGAAACCGTCATCGCAGAACTCTATACGAGGCAGATCGCAGAGAAGCGGGTTCTGATCCAGATGACGATTGATGAGCATACGCTGCGATGCGATACTGTTGCTCTCGTCCTTGACTTTGTTTGTGCGCTTGTCAACGTCTTCAAGCGACAAGCGCAGATAAATTGCGATTTGCTGCTTCATCAAGCAACCTCCTTCCTGATTTTCTCGCAAGTCTTCGTAAGTGCTGCAAACTCGTCCATATAGCTGAGTTTGATTTCCAGTGTGCCGTCCTCATGAATTTTCATGGTCTCGATAAAAGCGTCCGCCATTTCTTCGGAGATTTCCGTCGCGTCGTGGAAACGGCGGATCATCTGCTTCCACTTCATTTCGCCGGTAATCTGTTCCTCTGTCTGATTCTTTGGCGCTTCCAGCTCGGATAGATTTCTCTCAATCGCCCGGATGTCCTCCATGACGATCTCTTTATGGTGGCTGTACTCGGCGTCAGAGAGCAATCCTTCCTTGAGATCAACATACATACCGCTAAGGAGAGACTGTTTTTGCGCAAGTTTTTGACGCAGTGTCCGTATCTCCTGAACGGTATTGTCTTGCTTAATCATGACTTTTTTCATTGCCAGCAGAGAATGAAGCGTCTTCTCCATATCGAGGAATACTTCCATCTGAGACTTGATGAAGGAAAAAACTGCATCGTCAAGATCCTGCTTCCGTATTTTCACGTCGGAGCAGCCTCTTGTTCCATGCTCGGCGTAGGTCGGACATTTGAAGGTGAAATACACCTTGTCCTTCTTCGTGCTGATGGAACGCTGCAATTTCATGATTGCCCCGCACTCGGCACATACAAACTTCTTCCCATAGATGTTTTTCGCTTTGGGTAGATGATCGTACTTGCCTGAATTGGCTCTCGTGCGTTCTACGGTTGCACGGTTGATCTCCTGCACTTTCTCAAACAGCTCTTCACTGAGAAGTGGTTCATGGGTGTTTTTTGCGATGACCCATTCATCTTCGGACGTGATGTGATAAGGGATGCCTCCATAGAGACACTGACTGCCTTTCTTTTGAGCTAAATGCCCGATATAGACGATGTTTTGAAGAATTTCGGTTATCATGTGCTTGTTCCACAGAATGATCCGATCCTTCTTATTGAAGTTCGTTTCCACACCGCGCTCCCGTTTGAGCTGGCTGGGGGAAAGAATACCGGCGTCGTTGAGTTTTTTGTTGATGCCCATGTAGCTGACGCCTTCGGCTCTCCACTGAAATATCTGGACAACAATCGGTGCAGTCTCAGGGTCGATCAGAAGATGATTCTTGTTCTCAGGGTCTTTGCGATAGCCATACGGTGCATAGTTCCCAATATAGTCACCGCGTTCCATCTTCGCTTGCAGGGCTGTTGTGACCTTGCGTGAGATGTCCTTCGCATAAAAATCATTGACGATGTTAGACAAGGAGGCGGATAACTGCCCTTCGCTTGTTACCGTTGCAGTATCAAAGGAGTCATTGACAGAGATAAAACGCAGATCAAAGAACGGGCAGACCTTTTCAATGAACTGAGAAGTTTCGATATAGTTTCTGCCAAGGCGGGATAAGTCTTTCACCACGATGCAATCTACAATGCCCATCTTGACGGCTTCCATCATCCGATTAAACTCTGGACGGAGAAAATCGGTCCCGGTATAGCCGTTGTCAACGAACAGCGCCATCTTTTCAAGATATGAGCGTGACGCAACATAGTTCTCAAGGAGTGCGGTCTGGTTCTCAATCGAGTCCGATCCCTTACCGTTGTCTTCAACGGAAAGGCGGACATAGAGAGCAGTTTTCCAGCGGCGGATAGGAGTATCAACTGCTGGTATAGGGAGATTTTGCTTTTTCCGCGATACTCGTGCCATCAGACCACCTTCCTTTCAAAGCGAATGACTTTATTCGCGTCCTCCTTTTCCTGACGTTCGCGCAGGAACTCGACGATAGATGCAAAACGGTCACAGTGCATGAGACCGACATCAATGTCCTTATTCTCTCGAATGTGAATATAGTCAATCAGGTTGACCACAGTGCTTCGAGTGAGTTCCTTGATATTTGCGTATTTTCTGAATTGCTCAAGCCAGCTTTGTTGCTCCGCCAACCCACCCATCACGCTGTTTCGCTCACTGGTGAGCCGCATAATGGTGTCGCTTGCCTCCTTGATCTGCTGGTCGAACTGAGCTGTGAAGGCTTTGTATTCCTCACGGCTGATAAAATCGCTCTTGAAGTCTTCATAAGCACCGGTTTTCAATCGGCGGTTCTTATCAATGATTTCTTCCTGAAACGAAATTTTTGCTTTGATCTTCTCAATCTCGCGGTTTTCCCAAGCCATATCGTCAATTCGCTTCAATGCATCTGCCATATTCATAGCGGCGTCAATATGTCCTTGAACGACAGCGAGAACGGTATCATATACAACAGATTCTTTGATGCTGTGAGACGAACAGGAGGTCTTGTCGCTCTTGTTACCACCGCAGATGAAATAGGCATATTCCTTATCTCCGCAGCGTGATACTCTGCGTACCATCGGGCTTCCGCAGTCAGCACAATAAATCTTCCCGGAAAACGGATGGACGCCGGTTGCACCGGACGGGCTTCTTGTATCATCCAGCATGAGCTTCTGAACAAGATCAAACTGCGCAGGAGCAATAATCGGCTCATGGGCATTTTCTGTCCGCGCCCATTCGCTTTGCGGCTTCACTACGGTCTTTTTAACCTTGTGGTTCGGAGACGTGGTTTTGCCCTGCACCAGTGTTCCGGTATAAATCTCGTTTTTGAGAATGCGATATATCGCAACGGCGCTCCACAGAGCAACCTTCTTCGTCTGGAAACAGGTGCGCTGCTTTGAGCCATTCGCCTTCTTGTACTCAATCGGAGAAGGGACATTGGCGTCATTAAGCCGGTCTGCGATCTGAGCCGGAGACAGCCCCTCTATCTTCCACTTGAAAATGTCCTGCACAACCGGCGCGGCAACCGGGTCAATCACCAACTGGTTCTTGTTGTCCGGTGATCTCAGATACCCGAAAACCACACGAGAGCCGACAAACTGTCCGTTCCGTCGCTTCGCATCAAGGTTTGATCTGACCTTGATGGAGATGTCACGGCAATAGGAATCGTTCATCAGGTTCTTGAACGGAAGGACAAGCTCGTTGTCTGCCGCTCCGGGCTGTGCGCTGTCATAGTTGTCGTTGATTGCAATAAAGCGAATACCGAGGCGGGGGAATATCTTCTGGATGTAGTCACCAGCCTCAATATACTCACGACCAAAACGCGAAAGGTCTTTCACCACGATGCAGTCAACCAAGCCAGCGCGGACAGCCTCCATCATTCTGTTGAAGTCAGGACGCTCAAAGTTTGCGCCGGTAAAGCCGTCATCGCAGTATTCTTTTACTACGGTAATTTCCGGGTGCTTCTTGAGGTATTCCTTGATGAGCATTCTCTGGTTTGAAATGCTGTCACTCTCAAGTTTTTCGCCGGAAATAGAAAAGTCGCCATCTTCCTTTGATAATCTCAGGTAGATGGCGGCTTTATAATCTTTATCCAAAGATAATTTCAGCATAAAACGCCACTCCTTACTTTATTCCGGTCTGATAACCCGAAAACTAAAGTAGCAGTGGTGTTTCGCTGATTTTGTCCATGCTTATTATAGCACAGTCCAAAGCAATTATCCAGCCTTTTCAGATTTGTTCACAAAAAAGATTCTTTTGGGGTTATCCGACGGCTTTCTCACATACTTGCAAGCAGATTTACGAAATTGTCATTGATCGTAGCCTGAGTATTTGCGTAGGAAACCCTAACTACCGTGTTGCCGACCTTAAACATATAGGGATTTTTGATCTGCTCCACATAGGATTTCATCCGATCTTCTACCGACATGGAACGGTCAATTTTGACGTCCCGAATATCCACCAAGGAGTCGAGAAGTTCTTTTCTGCTTCTCTCATTCTCCATAACATCACCGCCTTTTCACGAGTATTCTTGCCCAATATTTACCTTCTTATGCGTTAAGCCGCGAGAACACTTTATCAGCAAATTGATAGGCAGCAGTCATGAGGACCGCTGCCCATAGTATTCACTGATAAGTCCTTTCGGACGTTTTCACAGTGTTCTACTTCCGGCATATTTGCAGCTCGCGCCCCTGCCGAATCGGGAATGCTGCGGACTACCAATGGTCAATCGGCATCATGGGACTCTCACCCCTCCGAGGATCGCTCCGAGCCGCCCCTTCAAAGAAAAGACGGAAGTATCATTATACCCGGCATCTGCATCGTCGCAAGCAGCCGCACCACACGGCTGTTATAGCTCTCCGGAGGTCGCTCGTTCCCTTTTAGGAAGTCTTGGCGTCGGAAGCTGAGTTGCTTCGCAGAAGCGGAAAGATCCGCAGCACTGAACTATTCAGTTTTCAAGGAACAGGTGAAGCGGTCTGATTGACCCCTTCACTTTACAACGGACATTTTCCAAGCGATTTAGGGGGTACCGGAGAAAAACTTTTTGAATTTTTTTCTGAGGGCATTTCGGGTTTCCTGAACCGTCGTGTAGTCAACGCCGATTTCTCGTGCATAGGTGCTAAGGCTTATCCCCGTAATCATGCAATTCTCAAACACTCCCTTCTGCTTTGCTGTCAGATTGGCGTAAAATGTCTTAACCATGAGCTGCATTGTTACTTCTTCTGCGAGATCACACGGGTCAGCCAGCCATGCGGCAGACTTCACATCATCCTCCGGCATAGCGTCAAGGGACAGTACAGGATTAGAATTATTTTCTGCGCCGTCTTCATTCTCGGAAGCACTGTCAGAACCATATGAGCGTCTGATCCTTTTTTCTTCGGTACGAAGGATTTTCATGACCTTACGGTCAACCTCCGTCACTTCTCCTGTGCTTTTCACACGCACCATGCACTTTCCGTCCTCCGTAGTCCAGAGGTCGTAGTCGAACTCGATAGGGGTCTTAGGTGTTTTCATTGTTCATCCTTTCCGCTGCGCGGGAGCAGCGGGAAGGATGAAGACAGAAAAAGAGCCGCATGACGGTGAGGTTTGAATCCCATGCCGATAAAACAGAGCAATTAAACTCTGTCTCATGCGGCATTAGGATGACTTCACCAATCAGGCGGCTCCACAGCTCAGCTATGACATATATTTTATTTTAGAACAGAGGCTTGTCCTCTGGTTCTTACTTAGTACGCGGTCGCAGTCTTCTCATATTCAGTACATCAAAGACTGTGATCCGCCCGCATTTCTTGCACTTGGATTCTACATGACCTCTCGTGTCTTCGTAGACAGCAATGGCATTATGCTGACAATAGGGACATTTCAGGTATCGGGGCTTCTGCTGGGAAATGGCAACTCTTGCCCTGCGGATTTTTTCGATCAGCTCCGGCGTCGGTTCCTGAACCCGAATGGATGCTCTCTTCATTACCACACCTCCAATGGGTCAACATACTCACTGAATGGACGATCTACCATGTAGCCGAGCTGACGAAGGCGGATAGACGCCGTTGTCTTGGAGACACCGAACAACCGGCAGAAAAGGCGCAGCGTTAAGTGATCACCATACGAATACCTCCCCTCGTAATTGATCAGCGGCGTTTCTGCAAACCGACGCATTGCCAGGTCAACCTCTTTTTGAGGAAGCAGGATCGCCGCGCCCAAGACATTTGCTTGCCACTCGTTCCAGTCCTCGCGGGTTTTCAGCTCTCGCGGCGTATAGGCTGTCCGTGCGGAATATTTCATTTCGCAGGAAGCCTTTACCTCTTCCGATTCCAGCTGGAAGAGAATCTGATGGGCGCACTCGTGGGCAAGGGTAAATCTGCGCTTGGCGCAGAGCCGCTGCACGTTGCTGGAGAGAATGAAGCTCTCGTCCAAGATAACCTGATTACGCTTCAAAGCCAGTGTGCGCGTAATGCCAAGCTCCGTGATCTTGTACTCGGTGTCGGCATAGGCAGTGACACCGCAGATGCTTCCGTCCGGCGAGAGACGGGCGAATGATACGCGAAGACCGAGATAATTCTTTGCAAACTGATCAATGGGTGTTGGCAAAGCTGGTCGGTCGGGCTTGTCAGCCTCATCCCCGAAAAAGAACCGGTTGAAGTCCTTTGTTGTTGAGGCTGCAATTTCTTCAAGTTGGCGCTGGGATAAAATCATGAGCAGTTGTCCTCCTTTGCTTCGACGAACCACTTGTCTCCTTCGTGGAAAAGAAATGACTCCTTTCCGCGAATCTGAACTGTGTAACGGATGCCTCCGCCCCCAACCTTTTTGGATGTGGCGCGGCATTTGTATAGAATCTGGTCGATTTGAAAGATTACACCGTTGTCCCACCAGATACGGCGAGGGAGGATTGCCCCCTCCTTGTCCACATCCAGCGTAACCGGGACGTATGCTTTTCTGTACTGTGTAGCCATTTCTGTTTTTCTCACTCCTGTTCCCTCATACCGGTGTATGCCGGTACGGATGATCTTCGGCAGCATAAATGCCTGTCCATTTGAACTGCTCAAAAGATGTAACTTTTTCGTGTACAACTACTCATGCCCCTTGACAGGATGAGCAATTCAGGATATACTATGAGTAGTTGGATTGCTCAGTCATTATTATACGCACTTCAAGTGCCTTTGTCAATAGACTTGCGCAATTTGATGTCGCAAACTTTTTGTGAACAGGAGTGATTACCAAAATGACGTTTGGAGAGAAATTCAAGGCTGAACGGGAGAAGCGAAAGCTGACCCAGCAGGAAGTAGCCGATGCACTGGGGATCAACAGGCGTATGATTACCCGGTACGAGAACGGCATTTCCTTTCCCCGTACCAAGGACGCTTACAGAAAAATCGCGGAATACTTCAAGGTGGATGTGAACTATCTGCTGACCGAGGACGAAGAGTTTGTGGTTCAGGCATCCGAGCAGTACGGCTCCCGTGGCATGAAACAGGCAAAGGACCTGATTGAAGGGATGTCCGGCTTGTTTGCGGGCGGTACGCTGTCCGAGCAGGACAAGGATGCGGTGATGAAGGCGTTGCAGGATATATATTGGGAATCCAAAGCCCGGAATGTTGTGAAATACACGCCGAAGAAATACAAGAAGACCGGTACGGACGCAGAGGAATAACTGTCTACGTCTCGGTTTCTTGACGGATTTACTTTGACTGTTTTCAACATGAAAGGGGTGAAGGTCCCGTGATAATTCGCTCCGAGGAAATATACAAAAAGGCGAACAGCATTGTCAAAAGCTGTGGAACAAGAGATACCTTGAAGATTGCCCGTGAGCTGGGCATTCATCTCCATTTTCTTGACAATCTGAACGATCTGCTCGGAATGTACACCTACCGCCATAAAGAGCGGCATATTCTTCTGAACTCCAACATGGAGTATCTGATCATGCAAATGGTTTGCGGTCACGAGATCGGGCATGATACCTTTCACCGTGATCTTGCCAAAGGAAACGAACCGCTCCCGGAGTTCGTGCTGTTCGATATGCGCACAAAACACGAATATGAGGCGAATGCGTTTGCCTCACACCTGATCATTGACGATGATGAGCTGATTGACCTGATGAAGCAGGACTACGATGTGGTTCAGCTATCTGCTGCAATGGGGACAAATATCAACCTGATGCTGATCAAGCTCAACGAGCTGAACCGCATGGGCTGGCAGCTCAACTTGCCGTATGTACCGCACTCTGACTTCCTGAAAAATGTCAGACCGGAGGGATGAATGAGGATGAAGGATCGTAATTAGATGAACAACAACGACTACAAAGAAGTCCTTTTCTATGCCGCTTCAATCTTTAACGAGCGCATGGGAACGGAGTTCAGCGAGGACAATCTTGTGCTGCGCTGCTTTCAAACGGAAAATCAGCACGAATCGTTTGAGCAGTTCTGCCAGCAGTATTTCCCGGATCGCCTGACAGACCGATACAAAGAGGATGGCTATTTCGACTTTCACGCCTCCGCCTTCGTCGGCAAGGGAGACGGCGTTGACGGAATCCTGCTGCGGACAGACATTGCGCGTCATCCGGCAGTGTTGAAGCACATTCTTCTGCATGAGCTGGCGCATATTTTCTGCACCCGCAACGAGCTTGACGGAGATAATTTCTATGAGCGATACTGCATGGACGATACCATCAGCCACGAAGAGGACGGAATCATTAACGCCGGATATGCGATCTGGCGAGAACTCGCTGCGGAGCTAATTGCATTTGAGATGGATGACAACTGTGATATGATTCCGCTCCGACGCAAGAAAGACCTTCTCAGCTATTACGAAGGAGAACTCCTGACCGGCAACGGAAAAATGGGTGTCAGCATGATTCTCTGCGAGGCAATGACCAGTGCTGAGGGCGAAGCGTCCATGACATGGGACGCTGCCAAAAGCAAGTTTGCACGGTTCAAGCCCTTTGATGATCCGTTGTACATGGACTTGCTGGGCTTGGTTTTTACACACGTTAGGGAATGCTTTATCGAGATTGACCGCGACTTTATTTATGAAATTGGAGTGTTGTATCTAAGCATTGCCGCGCAAGCGATGATTGCGTCCCTAAAGAACAGATTTCAGGAAGAATAGGCAAACCGATAGAGAGAAAGGACGGGCAATGATATGAAATACAAGCTGTTTCGCTCCCCCGGTGATCTGGACAAGGCAGTCCGGAAGCACGGACTGGTTGCCGTGGAAACCGGCAAGAGCATTGATGATGTGGCAGACGCGCTTAT